TCATAGTTGCGCTGCGCCTCGGGCAAGATCATCGTCTGCTGCCCTCCCGTACATCGAGCCGCATGTTGCCTACTCGCCAGCTGCTAGGCGTATTGCCGGTGACTGTCATCTGCACCTGGCGCCCCTGAAATCGAACGCTCGTTGGCGCCGCCATGTCGAACGGGCCAAACGTGCTCTCAGCTGCATTCGGATAAAAACGTGTCTTGAATGTGGCGGTCACGTCGCCCTGGGTTTTTTCGTCAGGTATCAACGACGTCGCAACCATCATTCGGTCACCGTTGCCAAGCTGCAGCGGGCCTGTTTGCGCAAAAATCGTACTGCCAGAGTCGTATGCGTAGCCAGCTTCGTGCTCGTAAACGTAGCCGTCTGCAGTGACGTAGTTTGGAAAGACAAACGCACCAACATCGACGCCAGCCGTGCGCGCCAGGGTGCCAATCTGCCAATGGTTTTCCATGTAGTTGTAAGAGACGTAGCTGTCGTTCTCGCTAGATCCGCTGCTCGGATAAAACCAAATGATCTCGCTGAAATTGCTGTTTTGTACCGCGTAAACCTTCGAGCGCTCAGTGACGCTTAGGTTTTCAAATATGAAGTCGCCGACACTGCTGCGCAGCGGCTGCACGCTTCCGTTGTAAACAAAAAAGCCGTTGTTGCCCATCCAATAAGCCGCGCCGCCGGCAGTAGCGCAAGCGTTGGCGCTAATGACGCCACACGCCGTGCCGACTTGCTGGAAGCCGTATATGAATGGCGGGCCTTGGTATCTGGCAGTGTGCGCGTCGGTGTCCGTCAGCAAGAGCGTCTCGCCGCGCATGCGCTTGCCGGCCATCAAGTTGCCGTCTGTCGCTAGGGTAAAACTGCCTGCCTGATTTGTGGCTGCAGGAGTCCATGTGTTGCTGTCTTCCTGGTCGCTGAAGGCGACTTTGTTTCCAACACCACCAGCACCTAGTGCAAAAACAAAACGCTCTGGGCTCACCACAATGGCGCTGTTATCGACAGGCGCGTTGCTGAGAACAGCTGCCACTGCGGCAGTGCTGTTGGCCCACTGATAAATCTTGCCGTCGCTTGTGGCTGACGCAATGACATATTCGCCGAATGTGTCGAGCGACCAAGTCGTTGCTGGCGTGTATGCGCCGCTGTCTGGCCTAGGCGTATTCCAAGTGCTAGCGCCCCACGTCAGGCCGCCATAACCCAGGTTCTGCACTGCGTCGGCGTTGCCGGTCGTAAAGCCAACCGGTGTGATGTCTGTCAGCGCGTTGTCTTCACCAACAAAGTAAAGGTTCGTGTGCGTACCTGCGACCGTGCGCCGGTTGCGGCTGTTGTCGAGGTAGGCGATCAACGCGCGACAGACGCCAGACATAGCCGACGTCGTGCGAGCTCGCCAGCCGCCTACCGGCTGCAGCGAGCCCTCGTACCAGCGCACCAGGTTTGCGTCTGACCAGGTATTGGCCTGCTGCAAATCGGTGCCGTTCTTAACGACGCCTGGCGGCGGTGCTATGTTAAGAAAAGACACGATATTCACCCGTTTCAATCATGTCGCACAGCTCGTCCGCTCGATAGCCGACTTGCTCCGCCCAACGGCTTGCGTTGAATTCAGTGCTGGCCCAAAAGTAATCGCCTGACTCCATCGCGGCCAATGCCTTCTTGAATCCAAGCAGTTTGGTCAGGCCAAGGTTAAATGCGATGTCGATCATTGCTTCGCGCCGCACACTGTCGAGTTTGCTGTACCAGGTAAACCGATCGGTGAGCTCTTGCTCCACGCGCTTGATGTCGTTTGCAAGCAGCATGTCGATCTCAGAATCGCTCAGTCCAATACCGCCGCTCTCGTCAATGTTGCGGCCAACGCCCACCGTCACCTTGCCGGCGCTGCATTTGTAGGCGTGGCTTTTGACGCCCTCGTGGCGCTTGAGCATCTTAATAAGTCGTTCACTCATTACTTGTCTGATCCTTACTAGAAGCACCGAAGTAGAAACTGATGATTGAGCTAACAATTCCGCCTAGATATCCGAGCACCAGGTTAATCACTGCGTCTGAATTTTGGTTTGGCTCTTGGATCGTGACCATGAAAATGTAGCTGCCAAAAAACAGGACGCACATGATCGCGATAAGCCTGGCAGTCCAATCACCGCTAAATCGCTTGCGCGCGTCTTGCGTGTCTGCTGTCTGCAAGGCAAACACGTCCACGTCTAGCTTTTTCATTTGGACGGCAAAGTCGTTATCTGCGCGTTTGATTTCTGCCAGCTGTTCTGGCGTAGCGTTTTGCACCGCTTGCTGCAGAGCCTTTGGCTCAGGATCACAATCGAGCGCCTTCGCGATGGCTGACGCCGCAGTGCCGGCCAACGGGCCGCCGAGTGCTTGCGCAACCGTCGGTGCCAGGCTGCCGATAATTCCTTTGATTGCGTCAAACTTCATTCGTTCGTCCTATGTGCGTTATCGCGTCAGGTATGCCAACAAGAGCGCCAATGTCATCGGCAGCAAAAATAGAAGAACCGCTAACACTGCCCCCCACTGACGAATCTCTTTCCGAAACTGTTTTTTCGCTGCCGCTTTTCTTGCAAGCTCTGCCTGCTTTGATTTTCTCGCCTCCGCCATTGCTGACATCGCTTCGCTGTACAGCTGGCCGTTTCCGCTAACAGTGAAGAGATCTTTGATCTCTTTCATCGTCTCTTGAATGTGTTTTTTTGCTAACGCCGCCTTGACGGCGTCTGCCTCTGACAGTTTTCCATCGTTGATTGATCGTTGGAGCTCAACCTCGGCCCCTCCCAGGCTTGATAGATAGGACGAAATACTCGAGATATCTGTGCTCGTTTCCGCAATTTGCTTGATCGCGCTTGTTGCGGCGTTGACGCCAGCGACGATTGCCGCAATCTCGCCGATCATGGCTTAGCCCATGTTCAATAAAATTGGCAACAAAACAGATCCCAAAACGATTGCGTACAAGCCAAAAATCAATCGCTCGAGTTTTTCAAAATTCTTTGCGCCACTGTCTAGGCGACGTTCTATGTTTTGAAAGCGAACCAAGCACTCGCGTTCGTGCGCCTCGATCTCAGCCAGCGCCTTTTGAGCTAGCTCTTTCTGAGTTGTCGCCATTAGGCGGACTCTTCCTCGTCTTCTTCGACCGCATGCACCAGGTCATGCAAATCAGCTGACCAAGCGTTTATGGTGCGCTCGCTTTCAATCATCTGAATCTGTAGCTGTTGCTGCTGATCCCGCAACATGCGAACGCGCTGCACAATGATTTGCGCCTCTGGCTGCAGGTCGCTGAAGTTAAAGTCGGTGTCACCAATCGTAATTACTGCGTCTTCCATGCTCTATTCCTTATGCGTCAGCGTCGTATGCGTCTGCCGCGGTAATAGCTGCGTTTGTAGCCGTCATGTCTTCACTACCCCAATCGTCTTTAGCGACCATAATTTCAAGGTGAGCCACGTTACGGTCTACACAGTCTTGACGGTCTTCTGCTGACTCATCAGCCATAGACTCACCCGCAATGATCGCGTTGATTAGGTCTACGCTGTCACCCATTGCTGAGTAGTCTTGGGCTAGTTGCTCAGTTGTTCTTACTTCTTCAGACATTACGTTCTCCTATGATTCTAGTGCTTCGATTCTTGCGGTTAGTGAGTCAATGATTGCTTGTTGGTCTTGGATGGCTTTGACTAAAACTGCGGTTAATTTTCCATACTGAACTGACGCCGGAATAATTTCCGTATCAGTTTCTACTTGCGTCAAGAACCGTTTCTCCATCATCCCTACAACGTCAGGAACTACGTTGAAAATTTCATCTGCAATAAAGCCGACCTCTGCTTGATTTTCCGTGTCAGTCCTTACATATTTTTTGGGAGACAACGCCAATACTTCTTGAAGCCCGTAGGGTATATCTTGGATTTCATCTTTAACTAACCGACTAGAAGTATCAAAAGTGACTTGCCCAGTACCTGTCGTATATCTAAGATCTGCGTTTCCCGCACCTGAGCTTTGCGATGTTAGATGAAGCGAACCAGTATTTGTAAAGTATCCTCGTGGATTACCGTCACCATCTGACAAGACAACGTGGTTGCTTGAGGTGCGGATGTCTAAGCCGCCTTGGTTGCCGTTGTAGCGACCAATGATGGTGTTCTTAGAACCAGAGGTCATGCTTGAGCCGGCCCTTGAACCTATCGCCGTATTATCAATACCAGTAGCGTTTTCTAAAGCATCGTTACCAAATGCCGCAATGCCGTTTTGGGTAGTAATTCCACGGCACGCAGTACGCCCCACAATGGTATTTCCGTTGCCTGTAGTAAGGGCATCACCTGCATAAGCACCCACAATGGTATTTGAACTTGCAGTAGTAATGTTACGGCCAGCAAGATACCCAACAGTAGTTACATCAACGGCGGTGGTAAGGCTTTCAGAAGCATAACTGCCAACTGCTGTAACACGCTCGCCTGTGGTGTTTAAATATAAGGCTCTATAACCCAATCCTGTATTGTCCGAACCTGTTGTAGTTTCTTGTAAAGCCGAAACACCCACTGCTGTGTTTTGAGATGCGGTTGTATTGTTAAGTAGCGCATATCTTCCAAAAGCAGAATTGCTTGAACCCGTTGTATTAAGCTGTAGAGATTGACTACCTGTTGCCGTATTATCTGTACCTGTGGTGTTTGCGTTTAACGCCACTCTGCCAATAGCAACATTATTAGATGCTGTAGTATTAGACTCTAATGCAGAATTACCTATAGCAACATTATCACCACCCGTTGTGTTAGAACCTAAAGCATCTTGACCAACAGCAGTATTACGAATACCAGTATTGTTTGCGTCTAAAGCATTTGCACCCACTGCAACATGACCTGAACCTGTGGTGTTTGATGTCAAGGCGCTTTTACCAACCACTGTATTACTAGTTGATGACCAAGAGCAGTGTTATTTGAACCAGTTGAATTGTCCCTTAACGCCATACGTCCGACAGCAGTGTTGCTGCTTGCTGTGGTGTTTGCGGATAAAGCGGAAGCGCCTACTGCTACATTTTCAGTCCCAGTAGTAATCGCGTCCCCTGCAAGACCGCCAATGAGGGTGTTCTCAACTCCTGTGCTGACTGCTGCTCCAGCGGAACTACCTATAGCGACGTTATACGCATTTGTCGCTGTGGTGGTGTTGTGAGAAAACATAGCACCGTTGCCGATAGCTACGTTATGACTTGAAAGAGTATTAGTGGTTAAAGATCCGCTGCCTACCGCTACGTTGTTGCCACCCGCAGTAATTGCATCACCAGATTCTGCCCCAATAAGCGTGTTGCGAATTCCTGTGGTGACTGCCCCACCAGCACCGTGACCTACGGCAGTATTGAAAGTATCTGTTGCTGTAGTGAAGTTTTGGTCGCCTAAAGCACCTAAACCAATAGCAACAGATTTAGATCCTAGAGTGTCTGATCCTAAAGCATTGTAGCCCAACGCAACATTTCTAGTTCCCTCAGTCAGAACGTCACCAGCTAAACCACCAACAAGACTGTTGAAGGTTCCCGTAGTCAAAGCAGTACCCGTACCACTACCAATGGCTACGTTATTTTCTGCACCAGAGGCAATACTATCCAGTGCAGTATCACCTACTGCTACGTTGTTTGTGCCTGTAGGATAGTTACCATCCAGCTTGATTGTGCCTGTTGCGTCCAAGTTAGAAAGCGCAAGCCCGCTCAAAACATCCGTAACTGCGCCAGTAGCGCCAGCACCGTCAGTCACGATCATTTTCACAGCACCGGCAGCAACAGCCACGTTCGCGCCAGAGCCTTGGCTAAACGTCAATGTGAAAGACGTCTCATTGCTAATGATCCAGACCTTGCTGATCGTATTGGGCGCAAGCGTCACTGTGCATGCCTGGCCACCGCCGGTGCATTTCAAATACATGCTACGCGCTTCGTCTGCAGCGCCGTCTGCCAGGGTTATTGTGTGCGTTGATGCGTTAGGGATCGCTTCGCTACCCTGGCCAAATGCTGACGCCAGGTTGCTGATCGTTGTGTTTAGCAAACCGCCCCAGGTTCCGCTGTTAGAGCCGGCCTCTTGCTCGCGGACGCGCAAATCATTGTTAAACGTATCAGCCATCAGTTAGTCCTCACGCTGCCCGTTGCCATGATGTGCTGGCGCTGGGCTGTTTTGTGTAGTTCGTGCTTGCGCTGGATTCATCTGACCAGCTGGTTGTGGCACCCGATTCGGTTTGCCATTTAATTTCGCCAGCAGCTGTGACTGTGCTTTGAGCACTGATCGCTGCAGCGCCAAAGCGGATTTGACCGCCGCTTGCTGTAAACGAAGAAGCGGCTGCGATAGTCGCCCTGCCGTTGAGTAACGTACTTGACGACGCAGTCGCGCTGCTTGTTGCGCTAATTGAAGCAGCGCCGCTGACAACGACGTTTGCATTTGAGCTAAACGAAGACGAAGCGCTGATAAGCGCAGCAACGTGCCTAAACCTTTGCCCGCTTGCTGTAACTGTAGAAGCGGCTGCGACTGTCGCGCCTGCTTCCCTAATGCGACCACCATCGGCAGTAACCAAAGCGCTAGCACTGATATTTGCCGCAGCGTTTGCCACCACTTGCGCAGCCGATGAAGCAGACGACGAAGCAGCGATAGTCGCGCTAGCGTCGTAGTAACTCCATTGACCAAAGCGTCCAGCGCTCCAACTACCATTGCCATAGCCCTGACTCATTTAGTCCAGGGTCACGTCGAGATCGCCGGCAGGAATGCGAAACACGTCGCCGGTTTCAATCGTTCTGCTAGACGTCAAGTTTGACCAGGCTAAGAAATTGCCAGAGCTCGCTGCGTCAAAAATCGCAACGGCAACAATCGTGCCCCAATCGCCAGTAGCCGTCGGCCACTCAACAGCCGCGCTGTTTGTCGATGCGGAGCTCGTCGTCGTGAAGGCGCAGCTTTGACGTGCATAGCCGCTTCCGCTTAATTCTGTGCCCCCGCCCGCGTCCGTTGGCGCGGTCGTATAGAGTGCCAGGTACTTCGTGCCAGGCTGCGAGAAAGACCCGCCGCTCAGCACATAATCGAGCACTTTGTTTTCTAGGTAGTCGCTAAAGCCCGCCATAGTCTTTTCCTATTGGAGCGCAGCCGCTCTCATTTTGACGCTGGTCTGGCCAGCCGTTCGTTGGTTGCTTACTTCCAGGTCATCAATCGCTCGCTGGTACAGGCTCGCCCATACCGTGATGCGCTCGTCGTTTTGCAGGTAAGGTGCGCTCTGCATTAACGTGCCGTAGAGATAGATGTCTGGGTTGTGCGTGAGCAGCCAGTTGCTTGTGTTCGTGTCGGAAAGCGCTTCGATCTTGGCGTAGTACACAAGCTCCGCCGTGTACCCAGTAGCCGTGTTGTCCGGCGCCGGATAGACCTGGATCTCTGTGCCAACGTGGCTGTATCGAGACGGCGTGCCAGTAGCACTGCTGCCAGACTTCAGCGCGTTCAGCGCTTCGTTCGTGACAAACTCCATCTGCGTCACAGGATTGGTCTCAAGAATCAGACTCACTGTCTGTATCCAATCTGCCGGTGTTGCGCTGTATTCACTGTCAATCGTCGCCTGAGATCGAGTGATCATGTAGCGATGGCGGATGCTGCGGTTAAACTGCGATTCCGCCAAAGCCACAAAATCACCTATCGCACTCGTCAAATCCGTGCGGTTTAGCCAATCGGCTACGCTCGCCTGGAGCTCTGAGTACGTCGAGATCGCCATCAGATACGCGCGTCTCGCGTGCGAAACGCACGATTATCTGGGTCGTTAAGCCATGCCTTCATCTTTTTAGGATCGTCAGCAATGCCTCTCGCTTTCAGGTCGTACAAAACGCTCAATGGAATGGACGCAACCTTTGACCACTCACCATGCTTCTGGTGTCGATCCATCTCGTTACGAGCCCGCTTGTTCGCTTCAACGATTGCCGTCACGTCTTGCGATGTCGCAATAGTGATTTTGTCGTCTTTCAGCGTCTCGCCGGCTTCGTAAACGAAGTCTGATTTGATGCCTGTTGTGGCATCGTTAGACAGGTTGCGTTTTATTTCCATTGTTAGTCCTAGCTAGTGGATAGGTCAGCCACAACGCCCAGACCAGCCTCTTGAGTAACGACTAAGCCGTACTCAGCCAAGGTGAGGAACTTGGTTGCGTCACCGGTCTTAGCTAACTCTTCAGCCTGGATTGGGCGAAGCGTTGCAACCTCACACATATCTGGGTCGATGACGTAAGCATCGCGTGCGCGGCTCTTGGTAGAGGGAACGATAGAAACCGATCCAAAATCGCTGATATAGACATCGGCAGCGCCCTGGATACTAGTAGGGCCGTCAGAAGGCGCCATGTACCGCTGCGCAGCAATGCCGGCAAAGCCAGAGATCACAGTCTTAACGTGCGGCCCAACCATGACGAACTGAGGCGAGCCTCCGTTTTCAAAAACGCCCTGCAGCACAGTCTTTAGCATGGCCTCGGTCATAGCGCGCTGGGTGCCATCAGTAGCCGCTGCGTTTACTACGCCGCCAGATACAGTTGGATCTGCACCGCCGGTGCCGCGAGATGTGTTGGTCTTAATGAATGCTGCCAAAGGCGCAGTCTTACGCGCAGTCGTGCTGTTACCAGCGACCGCTGCATGGTTCAAACCACAGAGGTTATGTTCCATATCGTTAGCAAGGCGCTTGCCAGCTAAGCTGATCTGGTAGGCAACTTCTGCTCGTCGGCCTGCCAAATCTAGCGCACTCATTGTGTCGGACACGATGAAGTCTTTGCGGCTGATCTGCGTGTAGTTGCCCAAACGAACCGTTGGAGTAACTGCCGTGAAAGAAGCCAAGTCATCACCTTCAAGGTGATGGTTCGCTGCAGCTGCGCCAAGATCATCAGTCTGCCATTCAAAAAATGTGTTTGTGACTGAGCGACTCTTGGTCATGTTGCTCATAAAGGGCCGAGTCTCAGGCGAAATCATAGTGATAATGTTAGAGAGATCTTCCCGAACGCCTTTAGCGTCGTACTTTAGAAAAGTGTTAGCAATAATGGTCATTGTCTTAAAGCCTTATAAAAGAGATTCAATCAAAGACGCTGCATTCTCTGCAGTGCCTCGCTCTTTGAGACGTTGATACGCGGCTTTAGTTTTGCGAGCGCTTGGCTTGACTTGCTGTTGACGAGATCCTGACCTGACTGTCTTGCCCGATTGACCAGCCTTGCGTGCTTTACGCACTCGGCTCTGGCCTTTGTCGAAGAGCATCGCCTTTCGCAATACTGCGATATGGCTAGCGCGCACAAGTGCGCCAAGCTCCTCTTCCGCAACGCCGCTATCGAGCAAGTAGCTCTTTAGCTCTTCGCGTTCGCGGCTCGCCACCTTCTCGTCTTTCCACTCTGGGATGACGTCAGGCAGTCGGGCTGCTTCCTGAGTAATTAGCCCGCGCATTTGCTCCGTTTGCTCTTGAGCGTTGGCGTCATTCACACGCTGCTGCTCGATAGCAATGGCTTGCATCTTTTGCGCTCGCTGCTCAGTCCGCTGTCGGTACTGTCGCTCTAAACGACTCGCCTCAATTGGATCTTCCTCGTACATACGATCGAAGTCCGGCGCTGGCTCGTCAAAAGCCTGTAGCTGCTGCTGCAAAGCTCCCAGTAACTGGGAATACTGTGTCCGCTCAAGAAGAACCGCGTCTCGGTCTTGTTGGAAAGCCTTACGCTCTTCCGCCAATGTCTGGCTCTTCTTGGTGTAGTCGGCCTGGCGTGAGTACCCGTTCTGAAGCTCATCAAGACTAACCTCTACGTTTTCACCATTTACTTTTACAGTGAATGTATCGGCCTGCTCTTGTTCGCCCTCGTCTTCGTCGTATTCCTCTTCATCCAGATCGTCGGCATCATCGTCTTCTGAGTCGAATTCCTGCTCGGATTCTTCAAACTCAGCGCCTTCCAGTGCCTCGCCCCCCTCAAGAGACTCGTCAACGTCGCTTGAATCTTCGGCTTGCCCTTCTACGGGTTCCATCAATTTAGCGATAGCATCCTGGGCGTCGCCCAAGGTGCCCCCCATATATGGGGTTTGTTCATTACTTATTTTATCACTCATTAGTTATTCCGCTGTTTTGCGAAAGCAATCTCGTCGGCTGCGGCGCGCATGCGCACAACAATGTCGTCGAGTGCTTCCTGTTTTTGATGTAAGCGCTCCCGCATAGCGGGGTCACGTTCCTTGCACCACAGCTCGAAGAAATCGAGCCTTAGCATCTTGATGAGCTCGGCGAAGTCTTCGTCGTCCGCCAAGCGTTGGATGTTGAGTAGCGAGTTATGCGACAGGGGCATTCGGCACCTGTTGTTGTGCGGCCAGCTGTCTTACGAGCTCGCGGTCGCGTTCTGAGTTGGCTCGGATACCGGCAACATCGACCTGCGCGCCATACCTGGCAGCAATTTCAGCTGCCTTGAGCGCAATGTCTGCCTCGTCTTTGTCGCGCCGGCGATCGTCTTCGCGCTGCATCTTTTCGCGCTCGAGATCCAACTCTGCTTTTTTCTTCTCGATGTTTGCGTTGATTTCTGCCATCTGAACCTGGATCAGCTGCTCGTTGATGTCTGGCTTTGGCGGCTCTTGAGGTGTTGGCGGCTGCTGACTTGGGTCTTTGAAGAACCGCTGCGGGTCTTTGAAGCCAGAGACTTCGAGTATCTGTACCAGCGTCTGGTAGTAGTTCTCGACGCTGACCAGTGGATTTTCGGGGCCAAGTTGCTGCAATAGCTGCTCTTGCTTCTGCGCGACTTGCTGCAGCATCTGCATACGCTCAACGTCGCCGCCCTTGCCTAGCGCCACGTTGCTGACAACGTCCATGTCGGCATTCCAGCGGTCAGGGCTCATGGGCACAAACGTGTTGCGCAGGCGAATCATGCGCGGCTTGTCCATGTGCTTGATGATCAGCTGCAGCAAGCCCTTGTATAGCCGCGTCATGCCGCCATCGGCAAACAGCCTGGCGATCATCTCAGTGCGCTGCTGAGCGGCTCCTATGGTCTGCTGTACGGCCATAAGCGTGCTGCTTTGCAATGCGCTAGGGTCGAGCCCGTCAGCCGCCTTAGAGACGCCTGTGCGGTTCTCACGCATCTGGTCTAGGTAGTCGAGCATCGGGAATGCTTCTTTGCCGACAAATGGCAAATTGAACGGCACCACGGCGCCAGGCTGACGCATTCGGATCACGCCGCCAGCCTCGTTATTCATCACGTCTTCCAGGCTCGCTTGGCCTTCCACAATGCCGACACGCGGGTGCGTGCTCATCGCTAGGCTGTCGAGGCTTGCCCGCAACACGGCGGTCTTGATGCGCTGTATGTCCATGGTCAGGTCGGCGATCGACATGCCAAACATCGCGTGCGGCTCTGGGTCTGGGCAGAAGAACGCAAACGGCACCATGTCGGTCGGCTCATTGCGCAGGATTTCGTAATTAGGCCCAGCGCAGCAAATACGTCGTAGTTCAGCAACACCATCGCCGTCGGTGTCGATCTTGGCGTATGCCTCGACATAGAGAACGCGGCGCACCATCTCTGAGTTTTCAAACGAGCTCTGCTGGTAGCGCTCGCGTGCTTCGACGTTAAAGAGCTCGAAGTCTGTGTCGCTGGTGGTGGCGTATTGCTCAATCTCGTCGGCGTCGTAACCGAGCTCGACCATGTCGCTGATGGTCAAATAAGCGCGGTGCGCGACCAGGTCAGCGTCTTCTAGGCTGCGGGCATTGCGATTGATCACAATTTCTTCTGGCGGCACTGACTCGACCTTGATCTTGCCAATCTTCTTGCGGTGGGTAACGCGAACGGAGTGCATCGCCTCGGGGTTGTCGCTTGTCGTCATGCTTTTCAGCATGTCGATCTCAACGTCTGGGTTGCTGTTGAGCGCAGCCAGTGCCTGGTCGTCCAGGTTCTCGAGCTCGTAGCTCTGCGTCTTTTCCGACTCGTCGTAGCAATACTTGATAAAGCCAGAGCCCTTCACTAGCGCGTCTTTCATCGTCGCGTAGATGATCTCGATGTACGACTGATCCTGGTCTTGGTTCAGTATGTAGTTAACGTAGTCGGTCGCCTGCTTGGCCATCTCCACGTCTTCTGGGCCGGTCGGCGCGTATTCCACAACGTGGTCAGAGCCACAGAAAATGCGCATCAAGGACGGCAGCATCGCCTGTACGGTATCGCGTACGTCCATCGTTTGTGCGGTGCTGCGGCCCTCTTCTTCGTTGCCCAGGGGCTCGCCGGCGTAATACTCAGCTGCCTCTGCGCGCACTGGCGAAATAGTGTTGTCGATGAAGTCCACGGCATCTTCGATGGCAAGCGTGATTGCGGCCTGGATCTCTTCGTCGCCCATGCCCATGTCTTCTTCAATGAATTCTTCGTCGTCGTATAGTTCTGCCATCGTTATATTCCGTAAGGTGCCAATAAGCCGCCAAATGCCTCAAACGGCGCACGAAAAGCAGCGCGCTCAGCTGGGTCTTCCATGTACTGCTGGTCTAGCAGGCCGCGCATCGCAGGCGTGCTCATCATGGAATTTGGGTTTTGCGTCGGCGGTAGTTGTTGGTTTTGAATAAAACTATCCATTTGCTGGCCGTAGCCCTGCGGGGACGCAATCGCGGCCCGTGGATCTGGTGCGGCCATGCCTTGCACGAACGTGTCTATGCCGCTCAACAAGCCAGATACGAAGCCCTGGCCTGCTTCTGCAGCGCGCGGTAAGACTTGGCTTTGCGCTTCTGCTGCAAGCAGTCCGCTTGGCGGGTTGTCGCGGCGATACTTTCTGCCGCCGGCACGGCGGGCATCAATCTCGTTTTGTATGTCTATGTCTTCAGGCGGTATCGCCATCGCATTGCCAGAAGACGTAGCAGCTGCGATTGCGGCAGCACGGCCCATCTTCTTTTTGTCTTCAAGATATTTCATGACGCCGTCTAGCCACTGCTGATCGGCTTTCTGGGCGTCGCCGCCCATCAACACGGCGCCAACACGCTCTTGCGCGTTAAGAGGCTCGCCAAATCGTTTTGAGCTCTCTTTCGTTATTACCTTGTCGCCAGTGGCTCTGAATAGGTCTGGAAACATGACTTGCAGCGGAACGCTTTCCTCGAGCCCGCCGGCATAGATGCCAGGGATGCCGTGCGAGTAGGTGTCGTGGTAAGCGTTATCAAGTAGATTATCGCCAGGCATACCCCTGATTGTACTGAAGCCACTGTCGCCTCTTTCGAGCCCGCGTAGCTCTGGCTCCGTCAAGGCGCGCACTGTGTCTTCGTAGTTGGGAAAGCCTTTGTTGCCGTATTCTTTTTTAAGCGACATTCTGCCGACAACCAATTTGCGTAGATCAGACGAAGAAATTGCTTTGCCGTTTTCTTTGGTTGCAGGCAATTGGCCTTTTAGTTGTGCTAATCCTTCAGCGGTTTCAACGCCAGCAAAGTCAGGCACAGAGCCGCGAATGTCTTTGTTAAAACGGGCGATCTCTTTCTTCGGCAGTTGCAATGCTGGCAATTGGCGCACCATCGCTTCAGCAACCATTGTGTTGAAGTTCATTGCCTCGTCACCCATGCGCGCATACACGCCGCGCACGTCGTCGCCTAACAAGCCCGCCCTGGTAATCTGGTTTTGCTTTGTTTGGGCCGCGTCACGCATCGACGCCCAACCCAACAAGTTGTTGCCATACGAATTCATCAGCGGGTAGTTAGGGCCGCCTTGAAGTTGAATTGGCGCGTCTAGCGGCACGCCTTCGACATTGTCCAAAATCCCACCGGCAATACTGGCGTCGCCCTGTATCGGCACCAGCATTTCGCCCTGCATAGATTCAGGCGTGATGATATCGCGCGACATGACGTCTACGTCTGGTGACGCGCCAGGCGTCATGCGCATACGTTCGCGCCGACCAAATGCCGTGCGATCAGCGGCTATTTCCCCCAGGTACTTGTTAACGGAATTGAGCTCGCTCTTGCTGACTTCTTCGCCACGCAACACTTTGTCCATCGAGGCACGCAAGACCGGCGACAATGAGGCTGTGAGAATTCCGGCTTCAGCGTCTTGTGGCGCTGCTGCTGCGGTCATAGCGGCTAAAGGTATTCCGTATTTCCTAGCAACCGTTATGTATTGGTCGTCAAAAATAACGTAATTACTGGTTTTTTTTGCGTCACCGTCTTTACGTTTACGACTTTTTCCATCTGGATATTTAACCCCTTTGATACCAGCGCTGTTCAAAGTTGCAGCCGCAAAATCAGGGCCATCGTCTTCGAGATAGCGAAGCAACTCCATGCCATAAGGGTTGTCTCGAGTGTTGAGATTTAGGTTTTCCGATACAGTCTCAAACCAATCAGTTGCTTCTAACTTTGCTTGCACCGCAGGAGACTGCTCATCAAGCGGCGCAAAAAGGTCCAGCAACTCGTCGTCAGTTGCGTTAATGCGAACCTGATACATGCTGCCTTTCATGTCGTTTTGATAACGAGATACAGCGTCCGCAATTTTTGACCTTGGGACAGACCTAAACTCAATGCTGGCACCTTGAATTATGTCGGCAATTTGCGTCGGAGATAGGTCGGGCGAAAGATTTGCTGCGTCGTATATGACAGAAGAAAAAGTCCGTAGCGACTCGTCGCTTAAACTGTCTTCGATCCCCGCGTCTCTTAACGATCTTTCTTTATCGACGTTTTTATGTCGCAGTGCGTTGCGATATTCTGCAGCGACGCTTTCATCGCCGGCAAAATACAATCCTCGCCCATAGGCTTGATTACCCTCGCCAGAACCAATAGCGTCTATGCTGAATTTGTCAAAAGAATATGGAGAACCGTGGTAGCCAAGGATGCCTTGGTTCGCAGCTGCGTCTGCGGCATCAGCCGCGCGCAAGCTCGCTAAGGTCGCGTCATCAATCAGACCGCCAGCTAGCGACGTTAGGCCGTCCAGCTTTGCCAACTACTTACCCTTCTTGCTTGGCTTCTTCGTAGGGGCTTTTTTATAGAGCATCTTGGCGATCTCATTGGCAGCGTCTTGCACGCCGCCTGGGCCACGTCGATAGGTCTTTTGGTCTGTATGCGCCACTCGAGCCCCCATATATGCCGATTTCATGGGGGTTAATTTTACCAGCTAGGTAATTGACAGCCCTCGCCTGAGCGGTTTCTGCCAGCTGCTAGCCGCGCTCATCACGCCGCTGAGCGTCATCGCATCACTAGCAAACGTGAGGCACAAAGAGTCAGCCAGGTCAGGCGAGCGCAGCCCTCTTTTTCTCATCTGGTCTTTGCTTTCCAGCTGCATCTTGCCGCTCGATGTGAACTTGTATTTGGCGCTGACGAGCTCCGCGAGCAAGTCGTCGTCCTGGGGCAACGACACGTCGCGGGCCTCGAGCCAGGCTTTCACCTTAAACCAGAGCTCAGCGCGCAGGTTGATGTAAGTCGCCTTGGAGCTCGGGCTCTCGCTGGTGTTGATGCCTACCGCCGGCAGGCCAAGCTCACGCAGCCGGTCACACACACCGCCGCCAAGGCCAATGCTATCCACGTTAATTTGCACAGGCCGCGTTCGCGGCTGCTGGCTTTCATACTCGGCAACCACGGCGCCGCACAGCTGCATCAAGTCCAAGCCCTGCCAGGTTTGTATGCCCATTAGCTCGCGCCCTCGGCGCTTACACAACGCGCTGCGGTCAGAGCCAAAGCGGCTGACGTCCAAGCCCCACACGATCGGCTCGTCTTCCGTGATAACAACCTCGCGCCGCTGGGCACTTTCAACGAGCTCGAGCGGAATAGCCGTGTCGTCGTCGCGCTGCGGAAACTCGCCAAGCACGCGCACGCGAAAGGCGTTGCTCTCTTCGCCAAAGCGCGCAGCCATCTCACTCACATAATCTTCACTCACCCTGGGCGAGTCGATGCAGCTGACCTTGCGCGTCCACCAATCACCCGCCATGCGGTGGTGGGTATCGAAGAAAAAACCAGAGCTCCTGGTCGGGTTGCCGAGCAGAACGGTCGTTGCGTGCTCGCCAGACATCGAGCCAGCTGCGGCCTCAAATACCGCCTCTGGGATACCTGACGCCTCGTCGCACACCAACATCACGTTGTCTGAGTGAACGCCCTGCAGCGCTTCTGGCGTTTCTGCCCTGGACGTCCGGCATGAAATAAACGCCTCGCTCGGCGCGGCCTTTAGGCTTACGCGGTCGCTCTTCACTTCCAAGAGCTCTTTGATCGCAACAGGGCACTCATTGATCCAGCGCTTGAGCTCGGCAAACAGCGCGTCGAACAGCTGCGCGCTGGTCGGCGCCGTTACAACCACTTTGACGGGATAGCGAGTCAGCAAAAAGTGCAGCATCGCCCACGAGCTCGCCGTGGATTTGCCGGTGCCATGGCCAGAGCGCACGCTGATTTTACGCTCGCCAGAGGCTATGGCATTGAGGAATTCTTTTTGCCAGGCGTCGGGCGATTGCTTGAGCACTTGCTCAACGAAAGCGACGGGATCGGTGCGAAAGCGCTTAACAAACGCCACATATGGGTTTTCAGGCATGCCATATTCTACCGCTTTATGGTCTGAGCAAAGGTCTGAGCAGAAATGGGACGCTGCGAGCAGGTCAGGGACTGAACAGCTATAGATCAGGGACAGGTCAGGGACAGGCTATTCGTATATGTGGCGCGGGTTGAGCTCGTCAGTTGGATTGTGAAACGGGTCGTCAATAACTTGGCCGTCAGTGCTGAAGGTAATTTCTTGTTGAATTAAGTCCCTGACCATTTGATCTATTTCGTCGGCTGGGCTCCCGTCTACATAGTCGCTGATCCAAGAAGTGACGCGCGCTAGGTAGATGAACTTGGGCGACGGATCGTCATAGCGAAATTTCTTAACATCTGGCGGGCTGACGTAGTATTTCTCGTATGCAGCGCCAAGCTCGAAGTAAATGCTAATCGTGCCCCTGCGCCACATCTCAGAGTCTTCGAGCTCTACCTCGACCAACAAATCGCCAAACTTTTTACTTACCATGCCTTCATCCTATCACTTTGCGCCCGCGCTAGCGGGCTGGTGGGTGTGCAGCCGCTAGTTTTTCAACTCGTCGGGTCTAACCGCTTCAGCAGTTGCTCGTGCGATCTGCTTCAATGCTTCAAGCTCTAAAGCCTCGTAAAGTTCTGGGCTGCGCTCTTTCAAGATCGCAATCATTTGCTCACTTTTCTTTTTATAAACGACTCGGCTTTTTGGCATTTTTTTCAATTGCTTATCAATTAGCTCAACTTTGTTGGCTGCTGTAAGCACTGAACCGAGCTCTTGAGCCGTAAAGCGCCTTATCCTTTTTAATTTTTTCAAAGTCCTAACGTCGTGAGTTGCGCTATTCGGAACTTGCAAACTGACAAGTGTGATCCTTTTATCGATGTTGTGCTTGCGCCGAAAATCAGCAATTTTCTGCTGTAGCTCTACTTTTTGAACGATTAGCGCCTCACGGTTGTAATCTGTTTCAAGGATGTGCCGACCATGATCGACGTACCCCCGCCGAGACCCGTGGGTCGAATACTGCGATGTGCGTTCCATAAAGTCGGCTGCTTTCGAGTTGTTTAGACTATGTGCCATAGCTCATACCTGCTCCAGCAGCCGATCCGACGCGGCGAGCAATATGTCGGCCAAGCCAACAGCAGATATGTACCTGTGGTTCTTGCCATTGGGACTGATGTCCGGCGCGCGCTCTGCGTCGGCGGCGATGGCCTCGAGCAGCATCGCCATCTGCCGGTTGTTGAGCTCTGATGCGTGTTTGACGTGCCAAGGGGCTGGTAGTTGTGTTGTCACTTTCATACTGCCTCCTGCCGCTTACGCGGCTGCTTTTCTAAGTCGATTTCTTTCAGCACGGCGTAAAGCACTTTCAGTCTCTTTTCTGGCTCGCGCTTCGGTGACAGGGCGAGGTTCTGAGTGATCCCATTTTGCGAATCTTTTCAGCGCAGGCTCGTAGCATCTGTGCTTGCGCTCAGTCGAAACGTTAAAAACATTGCAATGAAATACGGTTTTGAAAGTCTTGCCAGTGCTGACAAGTGACACATATCCGTTATGTATGCTTTTGGTTCCGAGTATCTTTTCCATGTCCGTTCTCCGTTGTTATGGCCCTCATTATACCGATATTGTTCTACTTGTCACCTTTTTGGTGACAATAATATGCGATAAATATGAGAAAATTAGGGCTCCAAAATCACCACATATGGAGCTCCCATGTACGGATCACACTCAAAAACCATGAAAGCCATGAAAGGTAAAAAGAGCGCAGGCAAAAAAGCCAACAACGCCCGCATGATCGCCGGCACCAACTCAGCCGTCGTTAAGCCTCCCTACCCACCACGCTAGCCGTGGCCACACCAAGCAAGGGCAAAGCCCGCGTCAAAGTGACGGCCAGCGGCAAGAAAGTGTCGTATGGCCAAGCGGGCCGCGCTAAGGACGGCTCGAGGCGCGTGCAGCCGGCGAGCAAGAAAGGAGACGGCTACTGCGCGCGGTCAGCGGGCCAGATGAAAAAACACCCCAAGGCCGCCAAGAACCCAAACAGCCCGCTGAGACTTTCGCGAAAGCGCTGGAAGTGCGCGGGTACGAAGTCTAGGAGGAAGTGATGCCTGCAAAGAAACCTGGCTTGTATGCCAACATCGCCCGAAAACGTCGTCGTATTGCTGCGCAGAAAGCGGCTGGCAAGACGCCCGAAAAGATGCGCAAGCCTGGCACCAAAGGTGCGCCTACTGCCAAAGCCTTTCGCGCTGCGGCGAAGACTGCGAAGAAGGGCACGCGAAGAAGATAAAATTTTTTTTCGGTGCGCGGAAGTCTAGTCCTCCACCCCCCACCCCCCTGCTGTTTCTAGGGGGGGGTCGGCCATTGTTCCACGGCACGTTCCACGGCCATTTCACGGCTCAATTTAACATAATGATGATTACGCGCAATTGCGCAAAGACGTAAGTCATTGATTTAGTTGATCTAACAGTTTTGCGTGCGATTATCTGCGGTGTTCCACGGCAAAACGCCCCTTAACCTTAGTGTTCCACGCAATTGTTCCACGGCCATTTCCTGCGCGCAAAGCCGGCTGTGCGAGCCAGTGTCTGCGAGCTAGGTTTCGTCGCTCTCATGCTCGATCACGCTGTCGTTTGTGAGCTCCCGAAGCGCCGCTAAATGCTGATCACCCAGCGTGATATTCACCAGCGGATCGCGCCTCTCACGCCACTGATCAGGGTTCACATTACCGGCCAACCACTTGCGCGTGTCGATGCGTAACTTGCGAACGGTTGCGTCGTGCGCGTCCATCGTGCCATCGGCGATCTCGAGGCACTCTTCAGCCAGTGCATCAGCCCACAGCTTACGCGCTTGCATGTACCGATCATGCCTACCCTCGCCCTCTTCAAGCCATCGATAGAATGCACGCCGGCCAACCTGGCACTCTTTCATCGTGTTAACGACAGTCATGCCGCCAGCAATCATGTTGAAGACGGCTTCCTCGCCCCGCTCTTCCAGGCTCTTGATCTGCGCTCTGATTATCGGTCTGCCAGGCAT